CTGAAGCTCAAGCGGCAACGAACCCTCGATGGCGTAATCCACCAGGTTGAATTCGGCACCGGAGTACCCCACCTGCACCCGCTTGGTGGCCGAACCAGGCGAACGCGCCAGGTCCGAATACTGCATGAAGTGCTCTTTGCCGAAGGTGATCACCTTGCCGGCACGCTGCCCCACATCGACGCGAGGAAACAGCTCGTAGCCGATCAGGTCATTCTGACGAAGACCCTGGGCGATGTTGGTCAGGACCGGATTGATACCGGCCCGTGCTTGAGAAAGTGTCTGCTGCGGCATCGGTCGGCCTCAGTTCGGGATAATGGAAACTTCGAGCATGTCACCAGCAGCGGCGGCAGTGCCGACGCTACGGGCCACCACCGTGCCGGTCGTGGAGGTGATCAGTCGGCCGGTGGCATCGAACGAAAGCGAAGTGCCGCGGGCCGGGATAGCGGCGCCGGCCTCGGCCACCGTGGTGCCCAGCATGTTGACGGTCACCAGATCACCGATTGCCCCGCCAGTCATAGCGATGTAACCAGCGCCATTCGCGGCAGGAACCGCACCGGCCAGGTTGATGCCGCGATTCTGCGTGATCGCAGCGGTTGCCCTTACGGTGAGCTCGAAAATCGTAGTAGCAGCGGCTGCCATGATCAGGCCCCCACAGAAATGGCTTTGATCGCGTCAGCATAGCTGACACCAGCGTGCTCGGCTTGATAGGCACGAGCCGCGGCATCAACCGCTTCTGCGTCCATCTCGCCGTTGATCACGCCATCGAACACCGGGCCCTTCGCTTCCGGTGCTTCGGCACCAGTCGGTGCAGGGGCGAACGTCACCGGCTGCAGCGCATCAGCCATCCGCTCATCTTTGGCGGTAGCGATCCGCTGCCGCTCGGCGGCATTCACCAGCATCGCGGCTTCGGGGCCGGTGGTGTGGCCATCGGTGGCGAGCTGCTCGATCAAAGCTTCGTGGCCGGGCAGAGCCATCGAGCGAACCGCGGCGACGCGCTCGCATTCAGCGGCGGCGCCTTCGGCACGCAGAATTGCGGCAGCCTCAGGGTGATCAGCGGCCCAGGCGGCCGCCTCTGCATTGGGAGTCATGGGAGGAGAGTCCATAGAAGACGCGATGGCCGGGACGGTGATCACCGCGCGGCCAGAAGCCGCACGATCGTTCAACATAGTGATGGTCTCTTCGAGTGTAGCAATACCGTCCACCAATCCAACATCGACCGCCTGCTGCCCAATGAACATCCGGCCATCGGCCATCCTCTCCAGCACCTGCTCCACACTCACGCCGCGCTGTGCCGCCACATCACCCACGAACAACCCGTACAGATAGTCCACCTCTTGCTGGAGCACCTGCCGCCCCAGCTCCGTCAGTGGCCCGTACTGGCTGGCAGCCCGCTTGTACGTGCCCGCCACGATCTCCGTTGTCTTCCGCCCCACCGCCTCTTCTTGCTTGCTCACATCCACATGGGTGGCCACCACTCCCACCGATCCCGCCTGGCTGGTGGCTGACTCCATCAGCACAAGATCAGCCGCCGTCCCGACCCACACCCCCGCGCTGGCCATTACCCCCTCTACAAAGGTCGCGATCGGCTTGACGCCACGTGCTGCCATCACCGCCGCCGCGGCCCGCTGCGTACCGTTCACCGCGCCGCCTGGCGTGTCGGCCATGATCACGAGCGACTTCACCGATGAATCCGCCAGCGCTGCCCGCACATCCCGGGCGAACAGCTCCGTCGAAGATCCGCCGCTGATCTCCGTCATCATGTTCATTCGCGGCGCCATCACCCCGCGCAGCGGGATCAACGCGGCGCCATCCTGCACCGTGTAACCCTGCGGATCATTCACCAGCGGTCGGCCGATCTTCGCCTCCACCGCCGCCACATCCACCGATTCACCCCGGGCCCATGCCGCGTAGATCCCATGGATCTGCTCCAGCCGGTGGGGGGCAATCGCCCAGGGGGCGTTGAGAATGTCGAGAACAGTCATGCCGTCACAATAGCGGTGAGATCCTCCGAGGAATCATCCTCCTCCGGATCATCCTCTGGGTCATCCTGCTCTGGCTTGCCCTTCGATGCCGGCGCGTCCGAGATCTCCCCGTCTGGCGCCTCACCACCCGCGGCCGGTGGTGGCTCCATCTCCAGGCCCGCCGCACGCCGTGCCGCTGCTTCCCTTGCCCGTTGTGCGTTCTTCTCCTCCCAGTCGCCGCCGTCGTACGCCACCGTCTCTTCCGCCAGCGTCGTAATCCCGGTCTCGATCCGCAGCTTCGCCGCCTGGCCCTCGTGCAGTGGGTTCAACGCACCCGGACCATCACCCGCCCAGTTCGAGCCGCACCACGCCTCCCGCACGAACGGATCCGAGAAGAACCCAGGCGCATCGATAATCCCCAGCGCGATACTGTCCGCCAGCCATTCCTCGTAGATCGGCTGGCTCCAATTAGAAGTAAACCATTCGCGCTCAATCTTCCACGTATGCCAAGCATCTAGCAATGCCGCGCGGCTTGCGGAATAGCTAGCATTAAAAGCTTTGCTGAGCACCTCCTTCGGCAAGTTGAGGCCCATGCTCACCAGGTTCAGCATCGCCCCGAAGAAGCCCTCGAAGTTCGGATTGGGCCGCCCCGGCGTTGGTGCCGTGATGCTCTCACCCGGCAGCAGCCGCACCGCCTTGCCGCTGTTCAATCCGCCGTCATACTCAGCCGCTGCGGTGATGTACGACTCCTTCATCTCGTCGCTGTAGATGGAATCGAACGCTGTGCCATCCATCATGGCGAACACCGCCAGCGCCGCGCTATTCACCGCCGCGTCCACCTCAGCATCCGAGTACCGCGTCAGCTGTTTCACCGTCGCGATGATCGGCGCCAGGCACGGCCGCCCACGCGTCTGCCCCGGTCGCTGCATCTTCTTCAGGTGCAGCACATTCCTCCGGCCCGATGGCGCGTAGAACGGGACCACTGTCCAATCGTTCGCGCCGCTTCGTTTCACGTTCCCAGGATGGAACTTCGCCAGGTGGATCCGCATCGGCTCGCCATCCGCCGCACGCTCCACACCAGACACCAGGCTTCCACTATCCAGCTGGCCCAGTGGGTTACACACCCGATCCGCCTCCACCACCTGTACCGCCAACCGAAACGGCCACCCCTGTCGCTGCTTGTTCACCAGCAGCGAGAACACATCCCCGCTTTCATCATGCGACCGCAGCACCAGATCTTGCAGCTGGTAGAAGTTCTGCTCGCGCGTCACATCCGCGAACTTCGAGCGGGCCCACATGTGGAACCGCTTCTCGGTCTTCGACTGCCACTCCGATGCCTCGTCCTGGCTGATCCCCAACTCCTCCGCATTGATCCGACTTTGCAGCGTCAGGCCCGTTCCGATGATCTTGCTGGCCCGGGTCTGGATCGCTCCCGTCGCGACCGGCGCCGTCCGCACCAGGTCCCGCGAAAATGTCCGCTCGTCATCCAGCTCATACGATGCCGCCGTGTCTGCATCGAACGAGCTCGGCCGCCAGGCGCTAAACCGCAGCTGCTGCGCCATCTGGCTCGATCCCACCAGCGCATTCGCCCGCCCCGCCTCGGCCACCATCGCCGCCGCTTCCTTCCGCAGTCGCCGCTTCGCCTTGCCCATCACCACAACGGCCGGGGAACAATCGACCGGCGACCGCCAGCACCAGCCACGCCAGCCGCCACACCCAGGTCATCCACCTTCGCCGACCAATAGTCAATCCCCTTCCGGATCTCCCCCAGGTCCGCACGCTTCAGCGATCGATCTGCAATCCGGTACTCCTGCCCGCTCAGTACCGCCGCTTCCGCGTCCAGGTACTGCGTCAGCCGCTGCTGCGCGATCTGCAGGGTGATGCTCATGCCGCCATCCTAACGGGTGAACTTCGACACGCCAGCAAACAGCCCCCCACCGCTGGAGCTGGTGGAGGAGAGGAGGCTGGCGCTCGCATCCCTGGCGCCACCTTCCGCCAGCCGCTCCAGCTGGTCCCACATCGTCGCTCTGTTGTACTTCCGCTTCAGCAGCTCCAGCATCGCCAAGCAGTACACCTCCAGGTCGAGCGGTTCATTCCTCGCACCCGATGGGCAATGCCACTCCAGCACCTGGAAGCCCTTCACGTACCGCGGTTGCAACCGCTCCGCCGTCAATCCCGCCAGATACTCCTCCGTCGTCTCATCATCAAAATGCACGTAGCCAGGGCCTGGCTCCGCAATCTTCAACCTGCTGTAGACCGTCCGCTTCAACCCATGGCCGCCCACCATGTACAGCGTCAGGCCATTCGCGATCGTCCGGCCCCTGAAGGTCACATCGATCTTGTTGCCCTTACTCAGTGCCGGCGCGTCCCGCTTGTTCGCTCCCTTGATCGCCACCACCCCTTCCCTCGTGTGCTCCCGGGCCCAGTTGTAAGCCTCCGGCGTGAAGTGCCCCGCCGTGTCCACCGCACAGAACCGCACCCGCATCGTGCCGCCACCCTCCCGCGGAAAATCGGTTCGCAGAATCGTCAGCACCTGATCCCACACATCATCTTGCGCCGGGTCACCCTCGATCTTCTGGTGCCACACCCGCCAGCTTTCATCACCCCGCCCATACCCCTTCACCTTCACCTCCAACCAGGTGTCCTGCACGTCAACACTCATCAGCAGCACCAGCACACCCTCCGGGCATGTCCCCGCCCGATACTCACCCGCTCGCACAATCAACCCGTCAGCGCTCACCTTCGCCAGCGCTTCGTCCTCCCACGCTTCCGCTGCTCGCTTGTTCACCCAGCCCTTGAGCAACAGCGGGTCACCATGGGCCCGCAGGAACTCATCCCGGATCTGCTCCCACGGTGTCCACCCAGCCGGCGCATACCACCCGGGCAGGTGGAAGCCTGCCGTCATCCCATCACCCGCTGCGCTCGGCTTCCATACCGCGCCCATCAACATCGCAGTCTTGTGTTCCTGCCCCACGCGTTCCCCGCACGCCGGGCATCGCATCCACACCTCCCCATCCGGTCGGTCCCATTGCGCATGTTCCCGCCACTTCAACACCTCATGGGCGCCGCAACATGGCATCAGTGCCGCATACCCTCGCCGGTCGCTGCGCTTCTCATACTCCTCCGTGATCCTGCACGCTCCCCTTGTACCCGGCGTGCTCGTGATCAGCACCTTGCCCATCGGGAAAGTACTGGTCCTGGTCTCCGCATTCTCCAGCGGGTCGCCCTTATCATCCGCCTCCATCGGGTAGCTGCTCACCTCATCCGCCGCCAGGTACGCGGCCGGCATGCTCTGCAGCGCACTACCACTGTTCGCACCCGTCAGCACGAACAGTCCCCCTCTGAACTCCTTCAGAAACATCGTGTTCCCGCTGTCCCGTGATCGGGCCGGTGCGATCAGCTCCGTCAGTACCGGCGTTTCCTTCAGCAGCGGATCCAATCGCTGCCGGTTCAACCGCTTCGCCATGTCCAACGTTGGCTGCACCAGCAGCGTCGGGCCCGGCCACAGATGGATGATCGCCCCCAGCCAATTCAGCACCACCTCCGTCTTCCCCATCTGGCTCCCGAACATCAGCACCACCCGCCGCCACGGGCTCGACGGGCTCAGGCAATCCATCGGCTCCCTCAGGTACGGCGTCCGATCCGTTCGCCATTGCCCCTTCTCCGCTGACCCCTTCCCGCTCAGCCATCGATGCCGGTCCGCCCACTGGCTCACCGTCATCGGATCCGGTGCACGCAGCCCCGCCAGGAATGCCCGCTCATAAACCTGCCCGCCGTCAGCCATCGGTCAGCGCCCTCAGTGCAATCAGGATTTCATCAGTCAACAGCTGGTGGCACTGGCGCGCGTCACCGCAAGCCGCCACCAGTCCCGACACCCGATCTGGAATCCCCATCATCTGATCGCGCACCGTTCGCCCCAGGTCGAAAGCCTTCCTGTCCACCTCTTCAGTTACAACCAGCTCACCCCTGCCCTGCAGTGCCGCCAGTTTCGACACCTCGGCCTGGTAATGCTCCCGCCTTGCGCGGCTGTCGTTGAGATCCGGGATCTTATCCTCTGGCAGCGACTCGATGTAGGCCCGCAACTGCCGATCACTCACCGGCGCCGTGGCCACGCCCGCCGCGGCCGGCTTCGGCAGCACCGGTTGACGTGATACCCCATCGGCTGGCGCTGCCTTCTGCAGCGTGTTCCTCGCCCACAGCTCCACAGCCTTTTCCTCGTCGAGGAGCTCGCGGCCGTCTGGCATCGTCACCACCGCGTCAGCTATCCGCCCCTGACGGATCGCCTTCCCAACCGCAGATGGGCTCACCCCCAGCCGCCTGGCCAGCTCGCTCTTCGTGACTTCCGCCATCGCTTGAACCTGGTCGGCCCATGTTAGAACACTTTGAACCACGGTTCAAACCTGGTTCAAAGTCGGTTCAAAGCCCCGCTTGGGGGAGGGGGTCACCATGCCTTGGCCTGCCAGATTGAACCATCTTTCCCGCCTCCCGCTAGAGATTTCGCGGGCT